GCGAACTGGTCTACACCGTGGACCCCGCCGTCTGGGGCGCACTCCCGCACGACTACGCATCCATCGCGGCGTGGAACCTTGGGTTGTACGAGGAAGCGCTCAAGCACGCGCGCAACGCCGTCGCGCTTGATCCGAATGACCTCCGGCTGCGCGCGAACTTGAAGTTCTGCGAGGAGAAGATCAATCCGCCGCAGGGGCAAGCGGCGTGATGCCCGACACCACAGGCACGTATTCGTTTGACCCTTCGATGGGGTCGGTGGTCGTGTACAGTTTCAACCTGTGCGGCATTCGCCCGACTGCGCTCACGCAGTCTCACTACGAATCGGCGCGCATGGCGTCGAATCTCGTGCAGGGGCGGTGGAGCAGCGACGGGGTGAATCTTTGGCAGGTGCAAAAGTATTGCTTCCCGCTCGCGCAGGGCTGCGCAACGTATCAACTGCCGACGAATCTCATCGTGATGTTGGATGCGTATTACACGATCAATCCTGGCGCTGGCGCGATTGATCGCATCATGCTGCCGATCAGTCGGTCGGAGTACGCGAGTTACACGAACAAGACGATGCAGGGCGCTCCGACGGTATTCTGGATGGATCGCTTGCTGCAACCGACCGTGACGCTCTGGCCGACACCGGATGGTCAGCAGGCGTCGTTCACTTACTACGCGTTGCGACAGACGCAGGATGCGGCACTGGCGAACGGGCAGACGTTGGAAATTCCGTATTATTTCCTTGATGCATTTGCATTCGCATTGGCGTATCGATTGGCATTGATATGGGCACCGGATCGTGTGCCGATGTTGAAGCCACTGGCGGATGAGGCGTGGGCCATCGCATCCAAACAAAACGTAGAGACAGCAATGTTCTATTTAGCCCCGTCCACGGGCGCTTACTATCGCTAATGGCCTACGCATCACAATCAGGTCGCGCAAGAACGCGGGCGCGAAGCCCGCAAGCATTCGCCGTTTGCATGCGTTGCGGATGTTGGGAAAATCGCGTGAATTTGCAATTTCAGCACCAGATCAGAGGCGCGCAACTCGCGAACACCTACATACTAGTCTGCAAGCGCTGCCTTGACATTCCGACATACAACTTGACGGCGATCACGCTTCCCGCCGATCCCGTCCCCATCTTCTACCCCAGTGTAGAGAACTTCGAACAAGACGAATCCGACTATCGCAGCGTCGGTCCCGTGACGATTGACCCCGTGACCGGCATTCCGATCCCGTCGCAGGTGCTGCGCGTCACGCAGGACTGCCAGAACCGCACGACGCAGCCCTTTGGGCAACCCGTCGGACTCACGCAGAATGCCGTCATGCCGTTCAATGGCGCGACGCTGACCGAGTATGGCGTGCCGCTGCAAGTCCTCTCGGTGACCGCGAATGGCACTTCCACGGTGCAAGTGACGTGTTCCGCAGTTCACCAGTTGCAGCCGAACTATCAGGTGTCAATCGAAGGCTTATCGAACACTGCGGCCAATGGCTTCTACTCGGTGACGGTATTAGGCGCGACGACGTTCACCTATCAGACCTACGGGAACATTGCCGCGGGCAATCTCATCACGCCGACGACGCGGATCATCACGTGCTTGGTCGGCCTGCCGTACGGGTATGCGACCATCCCGCAGATTGCGGGGCCGACGCTGACGCCGATGTTTGCAGAGAACGGCTTGGTGGAACTTGAGACGGGCACCGGTTTCATCGCGCTTGAAAGCGGCATGGGCTACGTGGAACTGGAAGACGGTCCGTGAGCAACGTCACCATCCCGCAGCTCCCGCAGGCGGTCGCCATTTCAGGCGCCGAACAGATCGAGGCCGTGCAAGCGGGTGCGTCCGTCCGTGTGACCGCGCAGCAGATCGCGAACTTGGGCGGCCCGACAGGACCGACAGGCAGCGGTCCCACCGGACCCACGGGCAACCAAGGGCAGTCTGGTCCCACAGGGCCGTCCGGTGTCGGTCCGACAGGGCCCACGGGCACCGGGGCGACCGGACCCACGGGTCCCTCGGGCACCGGGCCAGCGGGGCCGACAGGGCCGACGGGGGGCACCGGACCCACGGGAACAGGGCCCACCGGCCCGACAGGATCGGGCGGCAGCGGCCCCACAGGCCCCACAGGCCCAGGCGTTGGCGCTACGGGGCCAACAGGCCCCACGGGTGCGAACGGCACGAATGGCCCCACTGGGCCAACAGGCGCGGGCGCTGCGGGCGCGACCGGGCCGACGGGCCCGTCGGGGACAGGGCCAACGGGGCCGACCGGAACCGCAGGCGCAGCGGGTCCGACCGGTCCAAGCGGCACGGGGCCGACGGGGCCAACGGGCACGTTCGGCGCGGGCGGTCCGACGGGCCCAGCAGGAGCGGCTGGAGCGCGCGGGCCCACCGGACCCACAGGCTCAACGCCGACCATCCCAAATGCGGGCTTGCTCCCTGGAGTGACGATCCAAGCGAATCCTGGCACGACGCCGTCGGGCGCGGCCGGGGATATCTGGTACTACTACTGATGAGCGCTCCTACCAACGCACTATCGTACAACCAGTACATCCAGCAGATCGCGTCGCTGGCCGTCGTGACTGCGGCTGAGACCAATGGCGTTTGGGCGTTCGTTGATGCGCCGTTGCAGGCCATCGTGCCGTCGATGCTCAATTATGCAGAGTTGAGAATTGGGCGCGACTTAGAAACCTTATCTTCGCAGACTTCCAACATTTACACGCTCACCGCCGGCTCGCAAGTATTCTCCATTCCTGTGGATGATTTCCTCACCATCCAAACGCTGGAGATCGTCAACCTCTCGCAAGGGTCCATCGTCAACGCGACGCCGCTCCTGCCGGTGTCCAAGGAGTTCATTCAGAATGTCTACGGCGGCTTGGCGAGCGCGGGCACGCCGCAATATTTCGCGATGTATGGCGATAACTTCGGCAGCGAACAAGATTCGGCTACGAACATCTATTTCGCGCCGACGCCGAACTACGGGTATTCGCTACGAGTGACCGGCACCGCCATGGCGGACTCGTTGTATCAGAGCGCAACAGCGGGCGCGGCGGATACGGTGTTTACGTATACCAGCGCGTACTACCCCGACATGCTGATAATGGCGAGCATGATTTTCATATCGGCGTACCAGCGCAATTTCAGCGCGACCTCGGACTCAGCCGACATGGGGCAGACGTACGAGAAGCAGTATCAAGCACTGCGGCTCGGCGCGATTCCGCTGGAGAACCGACGCAAGCAACAAGGCAGCGCGTGGTCAGCGTATGGCACGCCGACGGCGGCGACGCCTTCACGATAATGCCGCACGCATCCCTGAGGCTTGTACCCGGCGTCAACAGCAATGAGACGCCAGCGCTCAATGAGAACAGCGGGATATCGTCCTCGTCGTTGATTAGATTCTTTTATGATCCCAATGGCATTGCACTGGTGCAACCCATCGGTGGCTGGACGAAATACTTTCCCACTCCCATGGTCTCCACCGTGCGCGCGTTGTGGGCCTGGGAAGACTTGAATCTTGAGGCACATCTCGCCGTCGGCACCGTGACCGTTCCGACCACGACTTCGGCGCAACTCGCGGTCATCACGAATGGCACGCTGGATGATGTCACCCCGACGCTGCTAGCGGACAGCATCGCGCCCGTCGTTTCAGCGACTGCGGGGAGCGCCACGATTGAGATCACGGATTCCACAGTCACCGGCATCACCGAATACAACAGCGTCTACATTACGACGCAGATCAGCATCGGGGGTGTCATTCTGTTTGGGCTGTACGCGTGCGATCCTGATGGATTCTTGAGTTCCAACACCTATACAGTGTTCTCCATTGACCAACTGGGCAATCTCTTGCCGGCGGTCGCGACCTCAAGCAGCCCCGTACTCCCAACGTTCACGACGGTCAACAATTCCCCGACAGTCACGGTGACATTGCCAGGGTACACCTACGCCGTCGGAGATACCTTTCCGATCCTGGTCGCAACGACAGTGGGCGGCATTACCCTCTATGGCAACTACGTCGTGCAATCCACCCCTGGAGTGTTTGGCGAGGCGGCGGCGACATTCACGGGATCATCGGCGGTGATCGGCGCGACGAACACGTTTGCGGTAGGCCAGCAAGTCATCTTCGTCAACAGCGGGGGCGCATTGCCGACGGGCATTTCGGCCAACACGCAGTACTTCGTGATTGCGACGGGCTTGAGCGGCACGCAGTTTGAAGTATCGTTGACGCCGGGAGGCGCCGCAGTCGTGCCAAGTACCGCAGGCACTGGCACTCAGTACGTCGTATTCAGCGCCAGCACGTTCACGATTCTGGCGGACATACCCGCGACCTCGGCGGCGACCGCGACACTCAACGGCGGCAATGCGGAGTTCATCTACAGTTTCGGCCAAGGCACGTTACCCGGCGGCACAGGCTACGGCGCGGGCTATTACGGCCAGGGCGGCTACGGCACTGGGACCGCGGTCACGCCGTCCACGGGCGCGGAGATTGACGCCATTGATTGGACGCTAGACAACTGGGGCGAGACCCTGATCGCGTGCCCGGTGCGCGATCAAGCCTACGGCGTGCCGCAGTTCCAGCCTATCTATCAATGGAACGTCATCACGGGCGCCGCGACCATCATCACGAACGCGCCGCCCGTGAATGATGGGGTATTCGTCGCCATGCCGCAGCGGCAGTTGATTGCGTGGGGATCAACGCAGACCGGCATCCAAGACCCGCTGCTGATCAGTTGGTGCGATGTTGGCAACTACAATCAGTGGATCGCGCTGGTCACGAACCAAGCGGGGTCATATCGCATCCCGACCGGCTCGCACATCGTCACCGCCGCGCAAGGACCGCAGCAAGGTGTGGTCCTGACCGACATTGACGCGTGGTCCATGCAGTACATCGGACCGCCCTACGTGTACTCGTTCAACAAGATCGGCACGGGCTGCGGCGGCATCTCGAGGAAGTGCCTCGCATTCTTAAACGGCATCGGCTACTGGATGGGACCGGCGCAGTTCTACTCACTCTCAAGCGAAGGCGTGCAGCCCGTGCCGTGCTCGGTGTGGGATGTGGTGTATCAGAACTTGAACACGGCCATTGATCCGAATACCGGGGTCAGCAACACAGCGAAGATTCGCGTGGCAGTGAATTCGCGCTTTGGCGAGATTCAGTGGTTCTATCCATCCGCGAACGGCACGGGCGAAGTGGACTCCTACGTGAAGTTCAACGCATTCTTAGGCGTCTGGGATTACGGCGCACTGGGGCGCACGGCATGGGTGGATCAGTCGGTGCTGGGGCCTCCCATCGGTGCCGATCCGTCCTCGCTCTACCTGTACCAGCATGAGACATCGAACGACGCGGACGGCGTTGCGCTCACACCGTATTTTCAAAGCGGCTACTACGCGATTGCGGAAGGGGATGTCAAAGCGTTCGTCGACTGGATTTGGCCCGACATGAAGTGGGGGTTTTATGACGCTGCGCAGTCGGGAACGGTGCAGATATCATTCCTATGCGCGGACTATCCCGGTCAGACGCCGACAGTTTATGGGCCATATACCGTGACGCAGGCGACGGAGTATTTCTACACGCGATTTCGCGCGCGATTGATGGCGGTGAAGATTTCCAGCGACACGCTAGGCACATGGTGGCGCATCGGGAACATCCGCTACCGTTTCGCGCCGGATGGCCAAATCTGATGGCTAACGGCACGCAACAGCCGCCCTCCGGCGCATCGCTTTCGGACCTGCTGACCGCAGTCAAGAACTTGGTGACCGCCGTCAACACGCTCCAGCAGTCGTACGTGCAGGTCAACGGGCAATCCAGTCTGGAGGCCATCAGCGCGCCGACAGTCGTCAAATCAAGCGCCGGCCGCGTTGCCGCCATCAGCGTGACGACCGCCGGAAGCAGCACCGGCATGGTCTATGACTCCAATCAGGTCGCGGTCAAAACGGCGCCTTTGTACGTGATCCCGGAGGCGGTGGGGCTGTATGTCGTGAATCTGGCGACGAATAGCGGTATATTGGTGATACCGGGAAGCGGACAAGTTCTCGCGATATCATGGTCTTAGACAGGTAGTCTTAACTGGAAGCTATGGACGCAAATTTCGCACGGAGCGATGCAGGTGGGTTAGAGATTGACCCGAAACTGCAAAAAGCGCGACAGAAAACATTGGAGCGCAAAAAGAATGGCGAATGACACTGTAAACGCGGCGTTGAGAATCGCCAAAGAAGGCGGCGGTAAATTGCACCTTGCAAAAACTCATGCGCCTAAGATTAAGCATTTCCATGGTCCCATACATA